GGAGTGACCCTAATCGGAGATACTGGAACAACACTTCCTCCAGTTCCAACATTTACATCAGATGTAATTCCAGCAGCTGTTGTAAATCTAAGATAATTATCAGATGTAAATTTCAGTTCTCCCTGAACATTACTTACCTGAACTTCATTGAAACCTGTTAAAATACCAACAGAGAACTGCATATCACGACCCAATTCTCCAATATTATCTGAATTTTGAATTGGAACAAGAACATCAGCAACATTATATCCAGAACCACCAGAATTAATAGTAGCAGCAATTGCTACACCATTAAGTGTTGTAATATTGGCGGTGGCATCAATACCAGTGCCTGTAAGGGGCGTCAGACCTATTCCAGTATGTGTAAATTGCCCAGATGATGGTGTGTATCCAACACCCGCATTAGTAATTGTGAGATCACCTGTAGCGGATCCTGCAAGACCCACAACAACACCTGTAAAGTCAGAATCATTCTGGAATACATCAACACCAATAGCAAAGTTATTGCCTGCACTATTTCCATCATTATTAACTGTAGTTCCAAGTCCTACACTTACAGTTCTATTATTAATGGAAATGCCATTTTTAGTAATAATTTCCTGTTTTGTGGGAAGTTGTGGATTAAAGAATTGAACTAATCCATTTGAAGTGAAGTTGCAACGATATATGTTGAACTTCAAATCTTCATATTGACTTGGTGTCCAGACAGAAGCATTTTGTGACTTGAATAATGAACCCAAAAGTGGTTGTTCAGTTACAAGAACTTGACCTGCTTCCGTAGCAAGGGTAGAAACATCAGCTTCACCAAATCTAGAAATCCATACATTGTATGAAGTAACATCAGACAAAACAACCAAGGAATATTCTGTTCTTCCATTCAAATATACAGGTGATGGAAATACAAATGAAGTCGGTGTTGTTCCATCTTCAGAAATATTGACCTGATTAGGATCAAGAATTACTTCTGAGAAAGGAACAATGACATTAGTGGGTGTCCCTAATCTTGTTTCACGAATTTGAAGCACCACTGGCAAGTTTTGTGCTTTAGACTGGAAAAATAATTCAACTCTGCTGAGATAAACACCTGTGTTATCATCAACAAAGAATGTTTGTGCCAGAGGGTCACCTCTGCGCGGCCGCGGAGGATCGGGGTTTCGTGGAGGGCGTGGAGGATCCGGCGGTGGTGGCGGTGGCGGTGGAGGCGGTATTCTGACAGCATTGATATTTTGAACAATACTTGCTGAGTCTGCTTCACTAGCAAGAACTCTAGATTGTGGATCTAATTCAGTTATCTCAACTCTTGCATTTCTAAGGGATAAAGTAACTTCTTGTGTATTATCTAAGTCACCTTGAGAATAGAAAATTTCTTCAGCACTTGATGATACAGCACCTCGAATTCTGCTATTTGTGGAACTGCTTGTAAGTCTAAATTCAGATCTACCAGTTTCAAATGACGGATTTGAGGAGTTAGAATTATCAGGGACATTGAATGAACCGATAAGCGTACCAACTCGGTCTGTGACCAATCTTACAGATACGACTCTTGCTTCTGCACCACTTGTTCTACCTCTAAGAATCATACCTCTTTGAATAAATCCTGAGAATTCAGGAAATTCTTCAGATTGAAGACTATTTGTATCTGCATTCAAGATGGTAGATGATTCGGTATATGCCGTTGGTAGATCAGCATTCCTATCATATGGATTACTATCAAAAGTATCAGTTGGAGAATCAAAATCGCCATATTTATGATTAGCAACACAAGTTCTAAAAGTGATTGCCGCTGAACCTGATGCCAACGCTTGTTGAGTATTAAGTGATGACTGCATAACACCGTCAACAGTTTCTCCAACATTGAAAGTGCCTGAAGTCATTTCAATTTCTATCAGTTTAGAAAAAGTAAATCGACTAACATCAACACCATCGAAGAATGGATACATTCTTGTGAATGGTTTTAATTTTTTAGCAGTGTATTGAATGTTGCGAGATCTCATAAAATGAATGATCTCACGATTTACAATACGATCTCCAAGACTTTCAGTGTTAATTACTTCATTAACAGTCTGCTGACTACCAGTTCTAGTCTGCTCCAAAGAAATAGAACCATTTATTGTTGTGGAACGAACTTGTGTTCTGGCAGTATCAATTCTATTATTACTTATCCCATTATTAGAAAGAATAGTATTAACATTTGTTCCTATTCTTTGAGATGCAGCATTAAGTGATTCGGTTTGTTGTGTGGAAGTTAGATTAAGCTGAGCACCAACAGTTTCCCATGAATCCCATACAACAGGTGCAACACCAATTCTTTCTCCATCCTCAGTGGTTTCGATTTCTGCACCAATTACATCAGCAATACCCTGAAATGAACCCTCTTGAAGAACATCCCGAGATTCTAATCGATTAGTTGAAACCCAAACATCAACAGATGGTTCAAGTTCAATTGAACCTTGATAGAAATTAACCAAAAATGGCGTTACATTTTCGATTCTTGTAGCATAAGGTTGCTCTAACCAACTTGTGTCATTGTAATCAAGGGTGAGCATATTGCCTGTTCTACGAACTCCTGCTCCAAAAATAGTATTGCCAATACCAAGTTGAAGATTAAACGCTGTAGTGTAGTGTGCTGGTCTAAGAATTTTTCTCTTCGCATCAATGGCATTTTTTATACCAATCGTATCATCTTGTGGTGCTCTAGTGCTAAAATTATCAACAAAAATGCCAGACTTGAATCTATTCAAACCATTAATATCGGGAATAAAACTATTAAGTGTTGATTGCTCAAGTGTGTTTAGTGAAGTGTAGTATTCAAGATTTTTAACTCTTTGTTCAATTTTTGCAATATCAACCATTTGATATCTTTTATGATCAATAAAATTAAGTCTCGCATCATTTACACTATAAAGATATGCTGGTGAAAATATGTTAGCGATATTCAATCCATTTGTTACTGGGTCAGGAAGTGATGGAATATCATCAGGTGATCCATATTTGACAGCAAATGAACCATTTTTATCAACATATAATCTATCTGCTCTTCCAAGATAGTAATTATAATCTAAAGTAAGTGACTCGTCAGATGCAATTACTTTGGCAGAACTATGCTGTCCACCATTGAAATTTCTACCAAAAAATTCTAAAGGAGATCTTGTTCCTGGTCTTGTAGTGTAAGTTGTGACTCTTGGCCTAGCATCAATAATATCAGTTACTCTCTTTCCATCCACAAGTCCAATATCATTCGTATAATCAAATCCGTTGTATGAATTTACAGTTGTAATGTCACCATTGTCAGATGTCTCATAATATGCGTTTGTAAAATATACTCTTAGTTTTCTAGATGGCGCTGGGAAATTTCCTTTTCTTATAATTCTAGAGAAATCATAGAAAGAACTTCTTTGTCCTTTTGCGAGTGTGTAGTTTCTTGTAACATTATTTGATCCAATATTAATAGTAGTAATATTGCCAATCACCGTAGATTGACTAAACTCAATTTGCTCACCTGATTCAAATACAATATCATTTAAATAAATGTATCCAATACTTGTATCAGAGAGTCTTGTAATATATCTTGCTTTTGCTCCGCTTGTTCTACCAATAAATGTTTCACCGATAATTAAGTCATTTGTAGTAGCAGATGGACCATTAAGTGCCTGTACTGTGGCATTCGGTGATTGTGGATCAGTAGTTCCAGTTGATTCAAAAATTCCATAAATGTCGATAACATCGGGTACATTTAATGAAATAGTTGTATCTTGAACTCTCGTTCCAAATGGGAACAAACCAAATGAAAGACCATCATTAAGTGTCCCAGTTCCAATACCAGAAGCACTATCGATTGACCTATTAATAATAATGGAATTGTTTTGCTTTAATTTAATTTTTGAAGTTGCATTTGATTTTCTAATAGTGGCGATCAGTTTTGAATTGGGGTCAGCACTTCCAAGTCCTTTAATCTGAAGTTGAGTACTCCCTTGTGTAAATACAAATTTATCACTAGTAAGAATTTCAGTCGTTCCATCTTGCCTAATAAGCGAATATCGTTCCTCATCAAAAGGAAGAAAAACTTCTTTAGTTGGATCGTTGACTTGTATTACTTGTGTATCACCATTAGAATCAATCGTAATATCAAAATTATCTCTTATAATAATATTCCCCGATCCAAGATTAACAGATTGAATATTTTCTTTTGGGAGAGCACTGTAGATAGAATTATTTGATGAGAAATTACCTGTCCCTTGTGAACCTTGAAGTCTTGATGTAAGAACTGTAAGATCAGTCACATTTGTGGAGGTTGTAGGTAATGTTCCTACATTTATTCCGGTTACAGTTGTTGTTGGTTCAACCGTCGCGTCTTTTCCGTCGATATTTGTAATTCTTACAAAAGTTGGATCATTATTTTCTGCAATACTATACTTAAGTAAGTTCCCTACAGTTACAATTCCTACAAATCCACTTGATAAAAGCGACGGGCTAGTAATAGTAGAAATACCTGATGCGTCTCTAGCAGTGATTGAAGCGATACCAATTTGGAATCCATCAGATTGAATTACATCAGCACTAAATGTATTTGCTGTTCCAACTCTTTGTATAAAGACAGACTTGACATCTGAAATAGTACGATTATTAATATCAGTGATAAATCTTGAATTATCAAGAACTCCGTTAAACTTAAGTCTTTCTCCAAATGTAAATTCACCCTGCTTACTATATGTGGTGAGTGCTGTCCCTGCATTCACATCATATCTAAGGAAAGCACTTGCTCCACTTTGTTCACCTTCAATATGAATTGAATTTGAAGCATTCAACGTGATACTTATGTTAATATCAATATCGGTGTAAGTTTGAAGGTCAAATAATGAAAGATCCCATTGATTGACTTGGGGTGTTGAAGTATTATATGAACCAGACTCTAAAACAAAATCATATACTCTAGCAAGACCTATCTCTGCACCTGGTGCTGTTGTGGCACTACTTCCAACTCTCTGATCCCTTAAACTTAAGACTGTAGAGGTATTGAAACCAACAATTGGTGAACCATTAACGTTATTGACTTCAAGTGTGGGACCAAATGCAAAATTTACTGCTTGATTTTCAACCAAACGAGTGGTTCTGGGTTTTACAACATCGATAAGAGAAGGTGTTCTCACATCGACTTCAAATCCCTTTACATATGCTTTTCCAGGTGAAATTTTATACACCATTAAGTCATCACTAGGAACGTTCCCTTGTTGTGTGACTTGTCCTGGTTCGTAAATTCCTTTATTTCCTTGTTGATTATTTAAACTCTCTCTGACTGTGGTGACAAATTCTTTAATATAGTAGTCTCCTGACTCATCAAATGTTCTTTTTGCTAACTCATTACCAATGAGGTTATATTTTGTATCATCTGATTTTCTTCTAAGATTACCATTTTGAATTTCAGCAAGTTGAATAAAATTCTCTGTATTATAATCACCATAATCCTTTGTAGATAGGACTGCGGTTATGTTTAATCTATCTGCACCAGGAGCTGAATAATTATTAAAACCAGAAGCATTATCTGTAAGTTGTGGATCTGTATCTGAGTTAATAATTTGTTCCCTTATGGTCAAACCAATCCTAAAACTAGGATCGGTGCCATATTGATCAAGAATAATCAGTTGACTAGGAACAGTTACAAAATATCCACGAATGAAAAACACACCTTCAGATAAAACAAACGCTGATCCTGTTTGTGCGGCATCATCTACAACAGTATTAGCAAACCCCTCTCCAGAAGCGATAAATGAAGTTGCAAAAGAAATTGCCTCGTCTGTTTCTAAAACTTCATTATCAAAAAATTGTTCAGTAGAATCATCAGTTGAACTGGAATTAAGATAATTTATATAAAGTGTATAATTTCCTCGGGTAGATTCAGCATCAGTAATATATGTTACAACCTCGGCAGTAATACCAGAAGTTCTACCTGTAATTTTTTTACCTAAGAGTTGATCTAGATAAACTTCAACAGGAACTCCTAAAAATTCAGGTTGAATTTGTATGGCATGAAAAAATGAATTATATGTTTGAGCACCGGGTATAATTGTAGACCCTTCCTTAAAGATGTTCGTTCCCATCTTTTCAATCTGATCCTGAAGGATAGATTGAAGGTTGTTTAATTCTCTTGCCTGAATAGGATACGCAGGTTTAAAAAGCACCTTGTAGTAGTTGCTACGAGGATCAAAGTCGTCAAAATAAGGAGCAACATTGAGGTTAGTTTCCTGTGGCATGATTCTTTAAAACTGCAAGATAATCTTTACGTCTTCTTTCTGTGATGATGACCTTGTGACTGAAGGTCTATTGTCAACGTGGATAATATTTCCAGAATACTTTTTAGACTCTGGTTGTGCCACTCCTTGAACAAAACTCTGACCAAGAAAGTATGTACGACTATTTATTACCGTACTTATACCCGGAGAAGCGGCAGTTCCAAAGTTTGTATCAATACCAAGAGTGACTGAACCACCTACAATATCAAGTGTTCCACCTGTGGCAGGATCTCCTGTAAATCTTAGTGTTTCAAATCCATATATTGGATTTGAATTCGGTGTACCATCTGAATTAAAACCAGCATTAGTTCTGTCTTGCCAATACTTTAGAACACCAGTAAGTTGATCATAAGAAATAACTCTACCAATGGCAGTAGATCCAACACCTACGGTTTGTATAACTTCTGAATCAGGTGTAAATGTCGCTGTTGTATATTCATCACCATCACTGGTAAGTTTTAAAGCGTAAACAGCACTTGCCTTATCAGTTGTCAAAATAGCGTTGGAGTCATTATCAAGTGGATTTTCAATCAATCCAACTCTAGCAAATTCGTTACCAGTGATAAAATCTGGATTTTCTGTGTCATTTTCAAATCTAGCATATGTAAGCACATTGTATGCACCCAGTTCTCGGTAAATATCAGCACCGTGACCACCGTTTGGTGGAATAATTACATTGAACACTGGTGATGTTGTTCCAGTAGGTACACCACCTGCCTCCAAATCAACAGTTCCAAACGTATAATTAGAACCACCGTTAGAAACAGTTACAGATTCTATTTTAGCATTATTATTGACTACAACAGTTGCCTCAGCACCTCTACCATCACCTTCGATAGGAACTCTTGTATATGTTCTTGCTGTTCCAAGTCCTACTCCACGCCCTCTGACGGTAACAATCTTTAATTGTCCACTAGTAGATGCGTTTTGCCTTACGGGTGCATCGTCGGTACTGGTATACCAGTTACTTGGTACGGGAATATAGTTTGTAGAATCAAATTTTATAGCTTGACTAGGTTTTATTGTATAAAGATATTTCCAAATATAACCATCACCACTACTACCCGCTGCTCTTGGTTCTAAATCAGTAAAAGTAGGTTCATCGAGTGAAGGTCCTCCCTGATATGCGTTTTCTGGGTTAGCATTATTAAAAAGACAAATATAAACTCTATAATCAGAATTCATTACATAAAAATTAGCATCATAAATGTCAAATGCTCCAGATGGCTGTGAAGGATTATCTCTATTGATATCGTTTCTCCACATATCATATGTAGTTCCTGATGACCAAGTTACCTTTTTAATAACTTGACTTACATCGCTACTAGAAATTTTTTTCATAGCGATCATTGTATCCCAATAATCATTAGATTGATTTAAATTATCTTTCGGAGAGGGAGGATTTGTATTCCAGTCCGATTGATAATCAGATGCATTGGGGAGACCAATAAAAGTATAATAAGAATTTGATGATGACTGAACGCCAGCAACAAAATTCTTAGCATTCAAAATGCGAAGTTGGTCAGTAATTATCGCTGCCATTTTGCTAGGACTTTTTTGTTATTTATAGGTATTATGTGAGGGCATTGGGGTATACCGAAATGGTTGAGTACATCCCTGAATGTATGGTACACTGATAGACTAAAGTGTTTGGTGCATTTAATGGGACCTCAATTCTGGTCGTTACAGAACTAGCACTTGAACGGTATGTGCTTACTCCGGCAATCCATTCAGCACCACCAGCAGATTCCCTGATTTGAAGTGGATGAGAATTAGGTGTGGTGTTTTCAATTTCATAAACACCACCTCTTTGAAAATAAAGATATGGATTATTTTTGTTACCAGATGTGATACCAATACCAGTAAAGGTATAGTTAGGGTTAGCGCCTGATATTGACCATCTCTGGTCAGTAACGTATGATCCATTACCACGCATTGAACCTGCGAATCCAACCTCAAAGTCACCTCCAATAAAAATATTATTGGTAACAGTAACAGCAACGCCAGAAGAGCTGAACGTTGAAACACCAGTGACTTCTAACGTATTTGCTCTTAATTCTGCAGTTGATGCGATAGCAGTAGATGTGATTGTGGTAATACCAGAATCAGTTGTTAGTGTAATATTATCACCCGCTTCAATCAAAGTAGTGATTCCAGTAAGATTTACTCCACTTCCAACAAAAGAAGTGGCAGTCACAACACCAGTTGAATTTAATGATGCTACGGTGGATACGCCAGAAACATTTAATGAGTTAGTTCTAACATTACTGGTATTTGCCATGCCAGTAAGATTAGATCCATCACCATAATAAGTCGCACCAGTTACAATACCTAGCGTTGATATACCAGTAACAACC